TTTAGTTATATTTATATATATTTTGTATAATTTAAATTTTTTTAATGACCGTTATTACTCAAGTAACTAGAGAGTATATCTCAGTAAACGAGGACGGTTACAGAATCGGGGAATCTCACCATCATGCAAGAATTCCTGAGTACATTGTCCAAGCTATTAGAGATTTAAGAGAATCTCATAATTTAGGTTATGGAACTCTTTGTACTATCTTTCAATCTCACAACATAAGGAGGGAAACTGTTGGAAAAATCTGCCGTTACGAAATCCGTTGCCAAACTCCAGACCGTTGGAAAACAATCTACAAAACTAGGAAGACCTACAGAAACTGTTGATCCTGTTGAAGCTACTTTGATTTGTGATTGGATTGCTCACGGTAAAACTTTAAGAGAATACTGTAGGCAAAAAGGGAAAGTAAAATGGAGAACTATTTATAAATGGCTTGAGAAGGACGAAACATTTCGTTCAGCCTTCGCACGGGCGAGGGATACAGGGTGTGAAATCCTTTTTGAGGAGTGCCTAGAGCTAATTGATACTCCACCTGTTATGTGCGGTTCTGAGGGCAACGAGAGGATTGATCCGGCATTCATAAATTGGCAAAAGAACCGAGTTGAAACAAGGATGAAGATGCTCGCTAAGTTCAACCCGAAGAGGTACGGAGACAAACTAGGTGTTGAGCATGATGGAGGAATAGATCTAACCGTAGTTACTGGAGTTCCTCAGTAAGAACGCAATCAAAGATAATGTGAATCCTGTCTGTATCTCCGACATTGTGGGCGGTGTGTAGTTCTTTATGGTTAAACCACCAGACATCTCCCACCTCGAACCTCTGAAGCTCATTACCGCAGGTCTGAGAGCAATGTTGATTTGACTTAAGGACAAGATGAAACCTTTGGTAGTGATCGGCATATGTTCCTTGGTCATTGTGTTTTGTTACATGACCGCAGGGCTTGAGGTTAACAATCATTACCCTTCCCATCTCTTTAACTTGTAGCTGCTCCAGTATTGGACGCATCAATGGAACTAAGGCAGGTTTCAAGTACTCCATGCAGGGATAGTCATATGCTCCTATATCCCACATAAGGTAGTAAGCGGACATCTTCAATGCACCTCTCACATGGATAGTTTCTGTGTCTTTATGTGGTGAATTAGTGAACTTCTGCCTTGTTTCAATCTCCTTCCATAACTCAGGCTTAGCATCCAACAATTGGAGCAATGGTTCTACGTCTAACCCTTCGGCTATGCGTTTAAAGTTAGAGGACTTTGTAAGGGTCATAGTCGGTCTTTTGTGTGGCTTGTTTACGTCTTTTGATATAAATATCTTCGGGTTGTTTCTTGGCTACTGGAAGGGCAAATGTGAGGGCTAGTGCATCAGCTAGATCTGGTGACCCTGCACCCTGCAATCTCTTCTTGATCTGATCCTTAGATTCGAGTACACGTCTACCCACGTTGTCGTACCAATAGATGGGAGTTGCTAACTCTTGTTTAAGGGCTATGTCATTGGGTATTGCTCCTCCTTCTTCTACCCATTGCTTCATTAACCACCACATCTCAGATCTACGGTTGATGTACTGATCGGGCTTCATTGCCTTACCACCAAAAGGAATTTCTATAACATCGTATTTAAGTTGCCGTAGTCTGTCGATGACTCCACTCCCTGCCCCTGCGTCACAAAAGACAGCATCAGGGTTATGCTCCTCAATTAGGTTAGCCACTCTTGTAGCTAGTTCCATATTGTCAATACCTCGATATACAACTGGCTTGAATGCTTGCCTACCTTGACGCCGGAATACCACAGATCGGTCATCCCCAAAGCGAGCAGGGTCAATGCCTAGGATTACAGGTGACAGCTTTACATGATCTGCTTGATATACACGTTTAGCTGCATCTTCGGTATCTGCTAGAGCTATTAACTGGTCATCACCTTGTGCTGAGAAGTCGCATAGATACTCACGAGCAAAAGAAGTCTCACTCATATCACGTTTAAGACGAGTCACCTCATTAGGATGTAGGGAATCAGTATCAAATACGGTATATCTGGCTGCCGTCCAATCCTCCTCATCCATTGCTTTGTAATACAACTCAGAGAATAAGTTAATACCACTAGGTGTACCAATGAATATAGACCAACCAAGACGGTCAGAGAGTGCAGGTTGTACTATGTCTGTCCATAGTTCGTTTTTAAGCTGTGCAACCTCATCCATAACTATCCCATCTAGACGTAGACCACGCATAGCATCAGGATTGTCACCACCAAATAGCCTAATAATTGCCCCATTATGTTTGAACTTAATGGATAATTCACCTTCATTTATTTCTATAGCTGATCGTTGTCTTAACGGTTCTATTTTTTGCTTTAATCTAGCCCATGCAATGGCTTTAGCCTGACGTAAAAAGGGAGCAACGTACACAAACATAGCTAGTTCTTTGTCTGTCTTCATGGCTTTGTCTATTAGTTCCATGATTGCGAGTTCAGTTTTACCAGAACGTCTATGTAATGCGTAAACACTAAACCTTTTTTTGTTTATATGACATTGTCTTTGCCATTCACGAGCGGTATAGTCCAGACTTACTTGCATTAATTAAAAATACTTTCAATAATAGATATATACATTATATCCCTTATGACTAGTGTGACCGTAACTGCTGATAGTACAGCTAGTGTAAACGAAAGTAGAGTACCTAAAACAGAAATTAGACTCTGCACGTTAGATGAATTCAAGGTATTAGCAGAACCATTGTTTGAAGAGCATTACGAAGAGATTGCTCGCAACAAACAGGTAATGAAGCTAAAACCAAACTGGCCGATGTATGAATCGGTAGACAAGAACGGATTCTTGTTTATTTATCTAGCAATGCAAGGCGATGTCTGTATTGGTTATTCTATGAATATCATCATGCATCATTTTCATTATGCTGATCTAAGAGTTACTCAGAATGACGTTTTGTTTGTCAAAAAAGAATTCAGAGGTGGACGATTAGGTTTGCGATTGTTAAGGGTTACAGAGGATCATGCAAGATCTGAAGGCTGTAAACTGATGTTATGGCACGCTAAAGAAAACACCGCTTTAGCAAAGTTGCTACCAAAGCTAAAATATGGTGTACAAGAAATCATGTATTCTAAGGAGATTTAAACAATGGTAGTATCAGCCGTTATTGTAGGAGCAGCTACTGTTGGATCGCAGATATATGCAAGTAACCAACAAAAAAAACAACAGAAGAAACAGTTAGCATTGCAACGACAAGCTAATCAAGACGCTAGAGACAGGGCAAAAGAAGCGTCTGACCGTGCTGATATTGAATTTAATAAAGCTAATAGAAGAAGGGCTGACGTTAGTGCTATTACAAAGAAAGAAGAACAGGCAGCAATGGCCGGACCTGCCGGAACATTACTTACTGGTGTACAAGGCGTAGATTCTAGCCAGTTAAATCTTGGTGGTAACACATTACTTGGTGGATAATCAATGAAAACAAAACGTGCTGACCTGTTAACAAGATGGGGTCACCTTAGATCTGAAAGAGCTACATGGTGGTCACATTGGCAAGAAGTGACAACATACTTGTTACCAAGAAATGGACGTTATTTTCAACAAGATAGAAACAAAGGACATAGACGACATAACTCGATATATGACAATACTGGTACAAGAGCGTTAAGAACATTAGGTGCAGGTATGATGGCAGGTGCGACATCCCCTGCAAGACCTTGGTTTAGACTTGGAACGGCTGACCCAGAGTTAAATAGATATGCACCTGTTAAGTTATGGCTAAATGACGTAACAGAACGTATGCAATTAGTGTTTCAAAAATCTAATACATACCGAACATTACACAGTATTTATGAAGAATTAGGAGCATTTGGCACAGCAGGTTCTATTGTCCTTCCTGATCCTAAAACAGCTATACATCATTACCCTGTAACTATTGGAGAATATGCAATAGCTACTGATTATCAAGGCAGAGTAAACACTTTGTACAGAGAATTTCAAAAAACAGTAGGAGAAGTAGTAAGAGAGTTTGGATATAAGAAATGTTCAACGTCCGTTAAGAATTTGTACGACAGGGGTTCATTAGATCAGTGGATTACTTTAGTTCATGCAATAGAGCCAAGAGATGATAGGGAGCGTGACTTTAAAAAGAAGGACAATATGAACATGGCATACAAGTCTTGTTACTTTGAAATAGGTGGTGATGGCGAAGATGTGCTACGAGAAAGTGGATATAAAGAATTTCCGGCTGTTATACCTAGATGGGGCATATCTGGTGGCGATATTTATGGTAATTCACCGGGAATGGAAGCATTAGGTGACGTAAAACAGCTCCAACATGAACAATTACGCAAGGCACAAGGCATTGATTACCAAACAAAGCCACCATTACAAGTACCTAGCTACATGAAAAACAGAGATGTGGACAGTTTACCGGGTGGCGTTACGTTTATTGATGGTCAACAAGGCAAAATTGAGACAGCATTCAACGTAAACCTTAATTTAAATCATTTATTAGCAGATATACAAGACGTAAGGCAGCGTATTAACGGTAGTTTTTATGCTGATTTGTTCCTTATGTTGGCAAATGCTACTGATACAAGGATGACCGCAACAGAAGTGGCAGAACGTCACGAAGAAAAACTGCTTATGTTAGGTCCTGTATTGGAAAGATTGCATAATGAGCTATTAGATCCGTTAATTGATAATACGTTTAACAGAATGGTAGAAGCCGGATTAGTACCACCTGCTCCAGAAGAGATGCAAGGCATGGAATTAAACGTAGAATTTGTATCTATGTTGGCACAAGCACAACGTGCTATAGGTACAAACAGTGTAGATAGGTATGTAAATAGCATGGGTATGATTGCACAAATGAAACCTGATGTATTAGATAAATTTGATTCTGATGCATGGGCAGATGGATATGCTGATATGTTAGGCGTAGATCCTAAATTAATAATTGGAGGTGAACGAGTAGCAAGAATACGTCAAGACAGAGCAGCACAACAACAAGCAATGGCAAAAGCAGAAGCAGAACAACGTGCTGTAGATAATGCAGTTAAATTAAATGATTCAAAAACTGGTGATCCATCTATGATGGACATGATGAATCAATTTAGTGGTTACAATTCACCATCACCATTGGAGGTATAAATGAACTTAATTGACTTAAAAAAAGATCCACAACCCATTGATAGCAATGAAATGTACGAAGAGCCAATGTATAGCTACGGTTTGTGTATATCGCTTGGTAGGGAAGAACTAGAAAAGTTAGGCATCGAAAAATTACCAGAAGCTGGTAGCGAGATGATGATTAAGGCTATTACTTATGTCAAAACTGTTAGAGAAAGTAAAGAAAAGGATGGTGTTGAACAGAATGTAGAGCTACAAATATGTGCAATGGGTATAGAACCTTTTGATAAGAGTGGTGATCAGGCTAAAGGTTTGTACGAAACACAGCCTAAACCTGCACCAAAAGCAACACCTGTTGCTAAAAGCCCAACTTATTTAGCATAGGAGTTTATTATGGAAGGTTCACACAATCTATCGCCCAGTGCAAAAATGCGTTACAAACAAATGATAGAAGCACATAACGCAAAAGAAGCAAATAAAAATAAAAATAAGAAAAAATCTAAATTAGAACAATTTGCTGAAAAGCTTTATGGAGGTAACAAGTAATGGCTGACGCAAAAAATATTATTCCTGCAAAAATAAAAAGAAAAGCAGCAACATTAGAAGCTATGAAAGAAGGCGGTATGGCATCTGACGCACAATTAAAAGAATTAGAAAAACTAAAAAAACTTTACCCTTCAATGTTTTAATTATGAAAAACCAAGGATTGTGGGCAAACATTCACGCAAAACGTAAAAGAATTAAAGAAGGTTCTGGTGAAAAAATGCGTAAAAAAGGATCAAAGGGAGCACCAACAGATAAAGCTATTAGGCAAAGTCAAGCATAAGGTGTGACCGTAACCCAGTTATTGCTAGGTATATTAAGTCATGAGTGAATACAATCCTCTCGACCTCAAGAGTCAACAAAAATCCAAAGACAATAAAAAGTCTGAGGAAAGAATTGACCGCCAAAATGAAGAGTCGGACATCAAATGGCTGATGAGCAGCAAGAGGGGTCGCAGATTAATCTGGAGACTTCTGGAGCAAGCAGGTGTTTTCCGATCATCGTTTAACACTAACGCAATGGCAATGTCATTTAGCGAAGGTAACAGAAACTATGGTTTGCAAATACTAAACTTGATTCACACTCTCTGCCCAGAGTTATACCCGACAATGATTAAGGAGCAAAAAAATGTCAGAAACGCTGATGACGGAAGCCGAACAAACCAATGAAGGCAGCACACAGCAACCAGTAGGAGAAGCACAAACCGAGCAATCGGCTGAAACTACGACTACTGAAGAAACACAGCAACAAGCTGAAAATGTAGCAGATCAGCAAGATTCGGATGAATCCACTGCTGAAAGTGAAACTAGCGAACAGGAAACCAAAGAAGGTGCTCCTGAGACATACGAGTTCAACGATAAGGTGGCTGACGCACCGGAAGTACTCGACCCCGAAGTCTTAACTGCATTCGGTGAAGTCGCTAAAGAACTTGACCTGCCACAAGACGCTGCACAAAAAGTTTTAGACAAAGTCGCACCTGTAATACAGGCAAGACAAGCACAACAGGTTGAAAAGGCAAGACAAGATTGGGCAGCAGAATCACAATCAGATGAAGAATTTGGTGGTGAAACTTTTGAAACTAATCTTGAAGTTGCAAAAACAGCCCTTAATGCATTTGGTACTGATCCTTTTAAACAGTTGCTGTCAGAATCTGGTTTGGGAAATCATCCCGAAGTAATTCGGTTTATGTACCGAGCAGGTAAGGCAATTAGTGAAGACAGTTATGTTGGTAATTCTTTAGGTGCTAATGCTAAAAGCGGTGTACCAAAAGATTTTAACGGCATAGCTAACGCACTGTATTCTAATCAGCAAAACAAGTAAGGAGTTATTAAATGGCTACACTTTCATCATCAAATTTAACCCTAGCGGATTGGGCAAAAAGATCTGACCCAGACGGTAGAGTTCCAATTGTTGCAGAACTATTATCACAAAGCAACGAAATTTTAGACGATTGCGTTTTTAAAGAAGGTAATTTACCTACTGGAGAACGTGTTGTTATTAGAACTGGTTTACCCGGTGTTTACTGGAGAGCACTTAACCAAGGTATTCCATCAAGCAAGTCAACAACAGCACAAATTGACGAAGCTTGCGGAATCCTAGAAGCTCGTTCTGAAGTAGACAAAGACTTGGCAATGTTAAATGGTAACACTGCACAGTTCCGTTTATCTGAAGATACTGCGTTCTTGGAAGCAATGAACCAGACTCAAGCAGAGACAATGTTCTACGGTAATCCCGGAACAGATCCTAAGAAGTTTTTAGGACTTGCACCAAGATATGGTGATTTATCTGCTGACAACGCAGTAAACATTCTTAATGCAGGTGGATCAGGTTCTGATAACGCTTCTGTATATCTAGTTGTTTGGGGTGATAATACTGTTTATTGTCCTTTCCCTAAAGGATCTAAAGCAGGTTTAACACACGAAGATCTAGGTGAGCAAACTGTTTACAACAGTGACGGTACAAGATTACAAGCTTTTGCTACTCGTTACCAGTGGAAGAACGGTTTGGTCGTTAAAGATTGGAGATACGTTGTTCGTATTTGTAACATTGACATTTCTGACCTATTAGCAGGTTCTAACACACAAGCTTCAAGTGCATCTACTGCTCTTATTAAGCTTATGGCTAGAGCATTGTATAGAATTCCAAATATGGCAATGGGAAGAGCAGCGTTCTATATGAATAGAACTGTTCACTCAGGATTATCTATTGCAGCACTTGACAAGTCACAATCTGTATTAGCTATCCAAGAAGGTTTATCACAGTTTGGATCAGCACAAAGCTACTTATCATTCCTTGGAGTACCTCTAAGAAGAGTAGATGCGTTGCTTAACACTGAATCTGCGGTAAGTTAACTTTTTTATTAACAAAGGAGATCTAAAATGATTACAGACAAACTGCTCCGAGTGAGCGAAGATCAAGCAATTACTACAACTGCTTTTTCTACTGACACTATTGATCTAGGAACAGCTAGAGATATAGGCGAAGGTACTTCGTTATACATGAACTTTGCTGTTACCACTGCATTAGCAAACGGTACAAGTGTAAAGTTTGAAGTTGTAACTAGTGCAAATGCTAACTTGTCTAGTCCTACTGTTATTGGAAGCAGCGATGCAATCCTTACAGCAGCACTTACAGTTGGTAAAAACGTAGTAGTACGCATTAATCCAGACATTGCAGGTAAAGGTAAAAGGTACTTAGGTGCTAGATACACAGTTGCAGGTACATTTAATGCAGGTAAAGTTACTGCTGATGTAGTAGAAACAATCGGTGACGGACAGAAGTACTATGCTTCTGGCTTTACCGTAGCTTAATAAGGAGAATCTATGCCTATTTATAGAGCTAAAACTAAGTGCTTTGTTGGTCAATCCATGAGAGAAGCTAACGAAGAGTTTGAATACAATGGAGAGTTCAATAGTAATATTGAATTAGTTGGTGGAACTGAACCTGATCTGCCTGTGGCGTCAAACACAGCCGTATTGTCAGAAGATGTTCAGCCAACTACTCAATCCGTTGATTACGAATCAATGACTAAAGCAGAACTCGAAGTGTATGGTCGTTCTATTGGTGTTGAACTAGATAGAAGACAAACTAAAGACACTTTAATTAGTCAACTAGTAGCAGCTAATAAGTAGGCATTAGTTTTCTTATTTTCTTACTGGGGGCTAGTAGTAATACTGCTAACCTCCTCTTTTTTTAGGAGATGACATGGCAACTGAAGTAGACATTTGCAACCTTGCCTTGGCACACTTAGGCGATGATGCAACAATAGCTTCGCTTAATCCACCAGAAGGATCAGCACAAGCAGAAAAAGCTGCACGGTTTTATCCAATTGCAAGAAATACTTTGCTTGAAATGCATACATGGAATTTTGCAGCAAAGCGTGGAAATATCGCATTAACAACTAATAGTCTTGATCAATGGGATTATGCATATGTAGCCCCTGCGGATATGATGTCACCTGTCGCAATAATATCTCCAACAGCACAAAATGATTACGCTACAAGAATGTCAGCAGGCGATACTCCCGGTGGAATAACAAGTAACTATGCACCGACAATAGTGGCAGGTCAATATACACCACAACAATTTGCGATAGAAGGCGATTTAATTTATACCAACCAAGAAAATGCAATGCTTCGATATCAAGCATTTATAACTGACCCATCGTTATTTTCGCCATTATTTGTTATTACTTTGTCATGGCATTTGGCATCAATGCTTGCAGGTCCTGTTATTAAAGGAGATCAAGGAGCAGCAGAAGCAAAACGTTGTACACAAATGATGACTAATTATTTAACAAGTGCAAAACAATCAGATAATTTACATAGAGATATTACTGTTGAGCATATAGTTCCTTGGACATCTGGGAGGTAATTTATGCCAGTTACTCGTAATTTTAAACAATCATTTTCTGGAGGAGAAATATCACCAGAAATGTTTGGCCGTATTGCTGATAATAAATTTCAACAAGGTGCAGCAGTAGTCCGTAATTTTGTTGTTAAACCACAAGGACCTGCACAAAATAGACCGGGATTTGCATTTGTAAGAGAAGTTAAAAATAGCACTAAATCTACAAGATTATTATCTTTTACATTTAATACAACTCAGACTATGGTGCTTGAGTTTGGTGATCAATACTTTAGATTCCATACACAAGGACAAACTTTATTTTATAACGATGGTGCAGCATGGAACGGTGGTACTAATTATGTAGTTGGTTCGATAGCTAAACAAGGCGGTGTAAATTATTATTCAAAAACTGTTCATTCTAATAGTCAGCCACCAAACGCAACTAATTGGTATGCTATGCCAACAAGTCCTAACGTATATGAGATACCACATCCATATTTAGAAGCAGAATTGTTTGATGTTAATTATGTGCAATCTGCTGACGTTATAACATTAGTGCATCCTAACCATGCACCTAGAGAACTAAGAAGACTTGGTGCTACGCAATGGGAATTGCGTGTAATTGATTTTGGTAGTCCACTTGCAGCCCCCGGTGGTGTAAGTGTTTCTATGTATATTCCTTCTTCTACTACAACAAATACAGATACTTATGTTGCACACGAATATGTTGTTACAGCAGTAAAAGCTAATTTAGTTGATGAAAGCAATCAATCATCTTCTGCATCAGTAAACAACAATATATTTGTTACTGGTGCAAAGAATACTATTACATGGAATGCTGTTTCTGGTGCTAGTCGATATAGAGTATATAAATCACAAGGTGGTATATTTGGATTTCTTGGAGAAACTACTACAACTACACTTATAGACGATAATATTTCACCTGATTTTGCTAAAACACCACCAATACATGAAAATGATTTTGTTGGTTCTGGCAATTACCCGGGTGCTGTATCTTACTTTGAACAACGTAGAGTATTTGCAGGTACAAATAATGCACCACAAAACATATGGATGACTAAGTCTGGTACTGAAAGTAATATGTCTTTTGGTATTCCTATACGAGATGATGACCGTATTGAGTTTAGAGTTGCTGCTCGTGAAGCTAACACAATTAGACATATAGTTCCATTAACAAATTTACTTATGCTTACTGGATCAGCAGAATGGCGTGTAACTTCTGTTAATAGTGATGCTATAACTCCTACTTCTATATCTGTAAAACCACAATCATATGTTGGTGCAAACAATGCACAACCAGTAATTGTTAATAATAGTTTGGTATATGCTGCTGCTCGTGGTGGTCATATAAGAGAACTTGGTTATAACTGGCAAGCAAATGGATTTATAACAGGTGATTTATCTCTTCGTGCTCCACATTTATTTGATAATTTTACAATTATAGATATGGCTTTATCAAAGTCACCAATACCTATTGTATGGCAAGTAAGTAGTAATGGTAAATTATTAGGTCTTACATATGTTCCAGAACAACAAATAGGAGCATGGCATCAACATGATACAGATGGAACTTTTGAAAGCGTAGCTTGCGTTTCTGAAGGTAACGATGATGTAACTTATTGTGTTATACAAAGAACTATTAACGGTGCTTCTAAAAGATATATAGAGCGTATGGGTACAAGATTATTTGCAACTCAACGTGATAATTTTTTTGTAGATGCAGGTGCAACATACAACGGCACAAATACAGATACAAACCGCACTGTTACCATATCTGGTGGCACAAATTATACAAGGGGAGAAAGCGTTACTATTACTGCTAATTATAATTTATTTAATGCTCCACCAAGTCTTGATGATGTAGGCGATGCAATAGTTTTAGTTGATGGCACAACATATTACAGATGTAATATTGTTTCTACTACAAGTGCAACTGTAGCAACAGTTAAATTAGATAAAGATTTACCTGTATCTTTGCGTAACACAGGCATTAATACCTTTGAAGTTGCTAGAAATGTTATATCAGGAATTAGTTGGTTGGAAGGAAAAGTTGTAAATATTTTGGCAGATGGTGCAGTACATCCACAACGTACAGTATCTAGCGGTTCTATTACATTAGACCAAGCTTCTAGTGTAGTTCACGTTGGTTTACCTATTGAGGCTGATTTAAAAACTTTACCTATGGCATTACAAGTAGAAGCTTTTGGTCAAGGTAGAGTTAAAAATTTAAACCATGTATGGTTACGAGTATTAGAATCATCTGGTATATTTGCAGGTCCTAGTGCAAGTAAATTAGTAGAGGCAAAACAACGTACAACAGAACCATATGGGTCACCACCAGATTTAAAAACACAAGATATAAAAATTATGCTTACACCAGAATGGCAAGATAATGGCCAATTATTTGTACGTCAATCTGACCCATTACCATTAACAATTGTAGGTTTAACATTAGAAGTAGCTATGGGTGGATAGTGTGACCGTAAACAGATACCATGGAGTTATACTAAAAATAAAGAAGTGTTGAAGTTATGGCAACTGGTTGGAGTTCTTTAAGTCGCCTTGGTAAGTTTGGTGTAATATCACAAGGTTTTGGTGTGCTAGGTGGCATTATTGCTGCCGATAGTGCAGCTAGTGCAGAAAAATATAAAACAAAAAGTTTAGCTTTAACTTTAGAACATAAAAAAGATATGGCGTTGTTTAATCAACGCATGAAAGAAAGTCAGGCACAACATATAGGGAGAGCATATAACAAAAAAATAATGATGCTTGGATTGAAACAAGGGGCTGCAAAATCCGCAGGTGTAGTATCAATAGCGTCAAGAGGTGGTGTAAGAGGTGTAGGAAGTAATTTAAATGTAATGGTAGGTAATGATGTATTGGCACAAATAGACAAAAATACTATGAATACAAATAAAGTACAAGCAGTAGAAAATAAACGATTAGAAGGTGTTGGGTTAGGCATACAAGGAAGTATGTATGGAATGAGTGCAAGCAATATGTTTTCTTCAGCATCTCAAATTAATCCATTTATGAATATGACCAGTAGTCTTTTAACAGGCACTTCTAGTTTAATTAGTAGCCTTCCACAAAGTATGTTGGTTAAAGGATAATGGCAAGAGTACCTTTTCAACAAAATTTACAAGTAGAACAACAAGCAGGTTCTGAGGTGCAATTTGGTGCTACTTCTGTAGAGCCAATGAAAGATTTTGTTACTGATGATATAGAAAGAAGTGCTAAAGCATTACAACAAACTGGGCAGATAATACAGAAGTTAGATAATGAATTAAATGATGCTGAAGCAAAAAAGTTATATAACGGTTTACACGCAGATATAGAAGCTGAAACTAATAAATATACAAGCTTAAAGGGAGCTAATGCTGTACTACCTAACGGCCAAACTGAAGAGGGTAAAAACAAAACAGCTTTTGATGACACTAATAAAAATTTTGAAACTATTTTAAAAACATATACTGACCAATCAAGCAATGGCGTTGTTAAATATATGCTTGAAAATATGGCTCAAGTAAGTATTAAATCAGCCCAATCAAAAATAACTCAACACTCTATAACACAACAACGTATTTTTAAAGAAAAAGAAACTGAAGCAAAAATTGACAATCATCAAATAGATACAATAAAAACTATTACTAGATTTAATGATCCGGGTGGTGAACATTGGGTTTCATTTGGTAGTGGCATTGTAGAAATACAATCATTTGCAATAGATAAAGGATGGAATATTGATCCAAGCAAAGGAGAAGTTAGTGCTCAATATTTAAACATGGTAAAAGAATACACAAGCGAAATACATAATGAAGCCGTTAAATGGTTTAAAGATAATAATCAAGAAGTTTTAGGTAAAAAATATTTTGCAGAACACGCAAAAGGTTTTAATATAGGAGGACAACAAATAGTTACTGTTGATGGTGAAACAGTAGTTAAAGGTTTAACTGAGCTACAAAAAAGTGAAAACGAATATTGTGCTACAAAAATATGTGATAATGTTTTAAGTTACGAAGGAAATTCAAACGACAATAATTTTTTACATTCAGCAAATTTTTTATTAAAACTAGACAGTAATAATAATATTGATAATGGCAACGGATCTTCAATTATAGATGGATTTAATGCTGATTTAATGCCTAATTTAGAAGCAACTAAAAGTGAAAATGTAGAACAGCTACAACAGATTAGAGCAACATCAAAATATTACAACATAGATTCTCCTCAATATGAACAAATTATTCCTCAACACAGAACAGCACATTTATTTGCAATACAGAAATTAGGTGTAAAAAAGGCTGATTCGTTGTATACAAACGCAATTAAAGACGCAAATATTGATAAAGAAAAATATAACAATGATCCTAATTATTTTGTAGAAATAAATAAAACAGTAATGAAAAATTTTAATAAAGCATTTCTTGCTGAAATAGGAATTGCATATACTCCAAAAGTACAAGAATTAAATAAAAAAATAACAAAATTAAAAAATACACCAGATTTATATAACAAATCTTTTTCAAGTTTAGGTCCACTTCCGGGTACAAAAGATTACAAAAACTCACAAAAAGATCTAGAAAAAAGAAATAAAATAAAACAATTTGAAAACGAAATAAAAATTGTTAAAAATCAAGCAGATACATATGTAGATACAATTACTAATGATTTACTTGTTATTAATGAAGATATTGATTATGAATACGTTAACGGCAAAGAATATGTAAAAGTAAATCCAAAAACTAATTTACCACCGCTAACTTATTATGAAAAACAGATTACAGATACTATAAAAGATCCTGTTAAACAAGAACACGCATTAACAGAACTTAGATTTAAATACAATCAAACAGATAAAGAAAGAACAGAACTTTACAATACTGCATATACACAAGCAGAGGATATAGCTTTTGCACAACCAGATGGATGGAAAATGCTAAAAGCAAATGGTATTGATATAAATAGTTTTACTTTAGAAGATCAAAAAATATTAAAAAGTGGACAACCGGCAGTATCAGACGAAAATGCTTTAAATGAAATAGAAGCAAATGATGTTGAAGTATTGCAAGATGAGACTAAATTAAAATCTTTTAGACATAAATTAAATCCGGGTGACTATGAATATTATGTAAACCAATTAAATGGCAACAAGTCAAACAAACTAAAAAGCAAAGGCATTACAGTAGATAAAGCAATTTTTGACGAAGCATTAGATGAAAATAATCTTAGTGACTTAGTAGATGATGGAGGTATAAAATATCGCAGATTAAAATTTAAATATAGAGATCGTTTAAATTTTTATTATGAAAATGGTGTAGAAATAACTTATGAAAAAAGAAAATCAATAATTAAAGAAATTTTAACTGATGAGGTTTTGTTTGACAGAGGTGGTCTAAATCAAATTAGATCAATATTTGGTGGTGATCCAACAAAACGAGTTTATGAATATGAAGAAGGTAGCGATGATTTTGAACGTCTATATGTAAAGGTAGGTGATGAAGATGTTAAGTTACATGACATACCAAAAGATGTACGAACTCATATTTTAAGACAATTGTTTATAAGTGGTGAAGCTTTAACTAGTGAAAACATAGCAGAGGAATATGTAAACGCAGGTAGACCAAAAAATACAGATACTTATGATAAAAACATAAAAATAAAAATGATGAGAGGTAAATAAATTATGAATTCTAATTTAATTAAATACGAAGATTTAGAAAACAACGATGATAATAACAATTTTAATAATGAAAATAGTGAT